CTTAAAAAATATACCCAACACCCCTAAAGAGTAACCAATGAAACTAAAAGACTATTTGCATTATTATATGGGCTGTATATTTTGGACAAATAACAGCCAGGGTGAATTGAATGCCACAACGATAAAGTATATTATCGAAATGATCAATAATAGCAAAGGTGTTCAACTTCATTTGCGCAGGCTGGAAGATATGACGGAGGAGGAAGCAATTGAACTTGTAAAGCAAGTTGTACATGAAAATGAGTATACTAACGTATCTACTTACCGACACAATTATACTAATGACCTTATGGTTCAATGGGGTTATTTAACGCCAATTGAACGAGTTAATAATGTGCAATACTTCTTTAACGCAACCGGCGAAAGAACTTGGAGCGCGGCACAATTTAACTACCTCCTGACTAAACACTTCGACCTATTCGGCCTCATTGATGCCGGTTTGGCCGTTGATGCAAAAACAATTAAAACTAAAGAATAACCAATATGGCAAAGAAAATAAACAAAGAATTAAAAAAGCTAATCGAAAGCCAAATTGATATTGAAGGCTTTGATTATGCAATGACCGAAAAGATAAGCCCAGATGATTGGGATGAAGGCGTTGTACCGGATGACTTGAAACGGGCATGGAATGATTATTTAGCAGAAAGGGAAGAATTAAAGGAGGTATTGCGTTCATATAAAATTGACCCGCAATGACACAACCCATCCACATAATAAATATCCTCTACGGCATAACGGTGCCGGAAGGGGCACAGAACTTCAGAGCTGTAGAAACAGAACAAGGTACAAAGGGTATTTTTTATGATACTAAGCTTGCAACATCATGGATTGCATTACCTCCCGGCAATTGGCAACTGATCTGCATGGCGAGGGATACCAGTGAGGAAATGGCGAAGGGGATCGTGACAACAGGATTGAATGGCCTTTACAAGAACTATGATACATGGATAGACATGAGTGGATTTGAAGACTATGATAAAGCTGTTGATAGTCTCCGCTCCCTGCTAACCTCTCACGGGCTAAACCCGGAAACAACATTGTTAATTCAAACGGTAGGATAAAATGAATAAACGATTTATTAAAACAACATCTGAAGAAGTCGGGGAAGGTGAAGACCCGATTTTGGATACCCAATGGTGGCTCGATACTATGCGCCCGATAAAAGAAAAGCCGTTTTTTGTTACTGTCGAATGTTATAAAGACAAAGATCCGAACGACTTTGTTAAATGTGAGGGCATGCAAATACTATTCAATGATCAGGCTGAATACTATTTTGTTTGTAAGGATTGTTACAACACTTATAGAGGCATGCAGTTTTCTGGCAGCACTCGTGGCGGTTCTGGCTGGCGTGAACGGGCAGAGAAAAAACGGGATAAGCATGAGCAAACAAAAGGCTGGTGCGAGTTCTGCGACCCTATATTTGGGAATGGTGGGTGGATTTAAGGGTAATTACCCCAAACAAAACAACCGAAAACAGCATTAATTAACCAATAAAAGGGTGATACCCGAATCCCAACCAATGCAGATAACCGATATCAATACTGCTAAAACACTCAAAAACCTTCGAAAAAAGCACGACTTAAGCCAAAGCCAGGTGGCTCAACATTGCAATATCGAAACCAATGCTTATGGGCATTATGAAGCCGGAAGGGCGAAGCCAACACTTGAAACTTTAATCGCCCTCTGTGATCTGTACGGAATTTCCACCATTGATGAATTACTGGGATTAGCCCCACTTAAAGAAAAAAGACAATGTGCATTAGTAGAGGCATACCAACGGGCAGAACCGGAAATTCGTCGAATAGTAGATTTTGCGCTAAATTTGAAATGCTAAATAATTTAGTATGAAAAATGAAACAGTTAACCAAGGAGGTCGGCCGGAAATATATTCAAAGGAATTGGCTGAGAGGTTATGCGAAGAAATTGCCACCAGTACAAAAAGCCTGCGTACAATCTGCAAAATGGATGGAATGCCATCCGTAAGAACTGTATTACGTTGGCTAAGGGAGGACAAAGACGGGTTTTGCGCACTTTACGCGCGCGCGAAGGAAGAGCAGGCCGATTTCATGGCCGAGGAAATGATTGAAATCGCTGATGATGGTTCAAACGATTTGATGACCATCACGAAGGGCGATATGTCCTATGAAATGGAGAATAAGGAAGTTACCAATCGGTCCAAATTGCGGGTTGAAACAAGGAAATGGATTGCCAGCAAGTTGAAGCCGAAGAAGTATGGGGAAAGGCTTGATGTAGGGTATCGGGACAAGGATGGCAAACCAACCGATCCACCAAAGCAGGTGATGATTATCAACGGAAAGGAGATAGAATTTTAAAAACTGATTTGCATGCTTAGATTTTTAAATATTGTTTTGCTACAATGGTTTTTTATCCGGCTCACCGGCTGCCAGCAAAGAATTATAACAGGTTACAAAATGTTTGAATGTTCAATTGTTGGGCCGGGGCAATTTGCTGTTGCAGGTGATTACGAATATTCAATTGAACAATGGTATTCAATTCAGGGCTGGATCCTTCCTTTAACTGGTTGGCGAAATGATTTCAGGAACATCGGTAACCCGTGGATAAAAAAAGTATCAAAACCGTGTATTATAGATAAGCTGGGATGAATGAGCTGCAGCCACAAAACAAGCAGGTATTATTTGACCCGTTCCCAAAGCAGCAGGAATTCCTTGATGCAGCAATGTCCGGGGGTTATTCTTTCATTGTGTATGGTGGTGCGATTCGTGGAGGTAAAACGTTTGCATTGCTGGCGCTTTTTATTCTCCTGGCTCGCATCTTTCCCGGCTCCCGGTGGGCTATTGTTAGAAGGGACCTACCCACTATTAAACGTAACTTATTCCCTTCGTGGGATAAAATTAAGCCAACGAATTTTATAAAATCGTATAACGGGGAAACACATACCGTTACATTCAATAACGGTTCTCAGATTATTTTCTTTCCAGAAAGTTACGATACGGATAAAGAATTGAACCGGTGGAAAGGATTAGAAGTAAATGGTTTCGGCTTCGAGGAAATAAACGAGTGCCAACAGGTAACCTTATACAAAGCCTTCGAGCGTGCTGGATCTTATGTTATCCCTAAGTATCAGGACAAGGACGGTGTTTGGAAGCAAGCTAACCAACCTAAGCCTCTTGTTGTCGGCACCTGTAACCCTACACAGGGATGGTTGAAAGAACTGGTGTATAATCCATGGAAGGAAGGGAAATTAAAGCCGTCTTGGCTATACATCCAATCCCGCATTTACGATAACATTCCTCTTCTTACAGCGCAGCCCGATTACCTGCCCAATCTTAAATCAAACCTCACTGTGTATGAGTATATGGTTTTCGTGGAAGGAGACTGGGATGTACAGCTCAAAACCGGGGGCGAATTCCTGCGGGCCTTTGAATTGGGCAAGCACGTCAAATATTGCCCATATGACCATGATGAGCTATTGCATATATCGCTGGATAGTAACGTATATCCCTATATCGCCGTTACCTGCTGGCAGATCATTAAAAAGGAAGGCGGCTGGATTATCAGACAGGTACATGAGATTCCAGCAGAAGATCCAGATAATACAGCGAAACGCGCCGGCAATAAAATTGTAGAATGGTTAAAAGATATTGGTTATGAAGGGCGCATACATATGCATGGGGATAGATCGACAAAAAGCCGCAATAATATCGATGAGAATAAGCGTACTTTTTTCCAAATTGTTAATGAAACGCTGATCGAAGCAGGATTCAGAACGGAGGATAGGGTTCTCTCGTATGCACCTACAGTACACTCAATTGCCGACTTCGTGAATGCGATTTTTGAGGGCAAGGTACCGGGCCTTGAAATAGAAATTCATGAATTCTGTAAAAAATCTATCAATGATTACATCGAAAGCAAAACCAACAAGGATGGTGGCATATTAAAGGTTGAAGTCCCGCACCCGACCATTAAAAATGTGAAATATCAAAAAAATGGCCACCTTACCGATACTTTGAAGGATTTTATTGTTCAAGCATTTTTTGCAGAATACAAGGCATTCATCAACCGGCACAAAAAACTTATTCCCGGCGGTGTACAGCAGATAAACCGGCAGGGCAATGTCACGTTTTAATTTTTCGTACTTTAGCTAAAATATTTAGTAATCACATGAGCCTGACAGTTGACCAACTTTCGAACCTTTCTTTCGGTTACCTCACAGG